AAATGAACGACGATTTAGTAGCAACTGCGCCTATAAATATGATTAATGAAGGATTTTTAAAACCAAGATAATATGGCATACGTTTTATTTATATCAGAACAAAAATTAAAAGATAGTACGGCAATAAACCTTAATGTCGATACAAGTTTATTACTACCGTATGTACGTCAGGCGCAAAAACTTTATGTAGAGCCAAAACTTGGTACGCAGCTTTTTGATAAGTTAAAAACACTTATAACTAATGGCACAATAGGTAACGTAGGTAACGAAGCATACAAAACCTTGTTAGACGATTATATAGGAGATATGTTGCCAAACTGGGCTTTTTATCACGCTATTCCGTTTTTGAGATTTAAAATCGAAAACGGTAATATTTTTTCTAAGACATCTGAAACTGGTACGGCTTTAAGCACATCTGAAGCTCAACACCTCAGAGAGGAAATTAGAAATACGTCTGAATATTATACCGAACGTATGATTAAATATATAAAAGATAATACATCTAGTTTTCCAGAATACAATACAAATACTGGGTCAGACGTTAATCCAGACCCTAACGCTTATTACGCTGGTATGAATTTAGAGCGACCTAGAAGACAAGGTAATAAATTAACTTTAAGAGATTTTTTAAATTCAAGTGATTATCTATAATGAAAAAATATTATAAAACAAAAACAATAAACATAACAAAGCTAAAATCCTACTTGGACAAGCTAAAAACAAAAAAAGATGAACGACCTAAGAGACACGATACAAGTAGGAATAGCTAACGGAAGCGCTATTAGTTTTAGTATTACAGATTGCAACGAAATTTTAACGCTTGTTTCTCTAATACTAGCAATAGCTTTTACTATATATAAATTTATAAAATTTGACAGAAATTAAAAAATGGCTCGTAAAGCTACTACAAACACTTATAAATCTTCTAGAAAAAAAAGAAAAGGAAGACATAGTAAACAAGACAGAAATACCTATCGTGGACAAGGGCGTTAATTTACTTATAATTAGAGATACATTTACAGATAAATCTACTTTAGGTAAATTATACGTTAACGGCGAAATGTTTTGTGATACTTTAGAATTGCCTTATAGAGACAATCAAAGAAGTATATCAAGCATACCTGCTGGAGAATACAAAGTAAATTTAAGACCAGCAAGACAAAGCGCAACTAGAGACTATTTACACATGATAGTCGAAGAAGTACCAAACCGCTCATATATATTATTTCATAGAGGCAACAAGCCCTCACATACTAGAGGTTGTATTCTAGTAGGACAAACTCGCCAACAGGACTTTGTTGGTAACTCAACTTTAGCTATGGATTTGTTAATGAAAGAAGTAATAAATTTAGGCGGCGAAAACATTAAATTAATAATCAAAAATAGATAACTATGGAATGGAAAGAAATTTTATTAGCAATTTTAGCAATCGCTGAAATTATCGTAAGGTTAACGCCAACAGAAAAAGACAACTCAATATTAAATAAAATTATGTGGGTTGTAAACAAATTAATCCCTAACAAGATTAAAAAGTAATGAAAAAAATAAATAGACTTATCGTTGGAGATGTTCATTTGCCTTATACGCATAAAAAATATCTTTGCTTCGTTAAGTCTATTTATGACAAATATTCTTGTAACGCCGTTTCTTTTACTGGAGATTTAATTGACTCTCATTTTGCGTCATTTCATCATACGTCTACTGAGACAGATGGTAAGTATGAATTATCTATGAGTATTGAAAAGGTAAAAGAATGGTACAAGGTATTTAATAATGACACCGTACCGCACGGTATAACGGTAACTTTAGGAAATCACGATTTGATTATAGCTAGAAAAGCTGAAGACTCTGGAATTGATAAGCGTTGGGTAAGAAATTTAAACGAAGTACTTGGTTGCCCAGACTGGATATTTGAAGAACAATTTGTACACGATAACGTCTTATATACACACGGTACTGGCTGCTCTGGTAAAGGTATTATGAAAAGAGTTCAAAACTGGGGGTCATCTATGATACAGGGTCATATACACACACAAGCTTTTATTGATTATACGGCATCTTTAACTGATTTAAAATTTGGTATGCAAGTACCAAACGGTATAGATTATAAGTCTTTTGCATACGGCTACGCAAAATTTCACACCGCTAAACCTATACTTGGGTGCGCCGTTATTTTAGATAATGGTCGCCTACCTATATTAGAATTAATGCCTTTATAGTTCTAATTTTTACATAAACTCTTATCTAGTATTTATTTAATTATTAACATTTTTTGTTGATATATTTGTTTATATCATTTATTTTGTTTACTTTTGTATCATATTAACTAAAGCATTAAATATGAAATACGATTACAAAATGTTAGAGGCAACAAATAAAGACGAAGCTATTGTCTCTATATTAGACGCAGTAAAGCATAACGCAGTATGGTTAAACAAATGCCAAAGCTATGTAGCTAGAACTACAATAGGCTTAAAGACTGAATTAAAACAAAAATTTTTAGATTTATTACCTGAACAAGATGTTATTGATTTGTTTGTAGAACTGAAAACCGAATACTATAACTTTTTAGACAATACAAGATGGGCTTAATATGTAAAGAATTTCACTTCTATAATAACGGAGTATATAAAACTATAAGTAAATTAGCTCCAGAGGGTTGGTTTACAGATATTGAAAAGGTCGAGCCTAGTATAAGAATATTTGGTACACCAGAGCAAGTAGAACAAGCTTATCAAGATTATGTTAAAATGACTGGTCTTAACCTAAATGAAACATACGACTTTAAAGTTGAGCCTAAAGGTTCTTGGTGGCATAATATTTACGGTAAAGACGCTGATAGTATAAATAAAAAGACTCAAGATAAACTTGATAAATATGAAAAACTATATAATAAACAAAATAAAAAAGCACTAATAACTACAATATGACAACTGAAAAAATAAAAGACGCTTATAATAAATACGGACTAACTAGGGACGACGTATACAAACATCAACACTATATAATTATAACTCGTAGCGGTATTGAAAAAATACAAGCTATTGAAAATATAAAAATTGACTACGAAATAGTAAAATGCGAAAAAGACTTTTGTGTAATAAAAGCAATTGCTATAAAAGGTAAAGAGATTATACAAACTTTTGGCTCTGCTTTAAAAGGTAATGGTTTTAAAGATGGTAATACTATGTCTTGGTATGTAGTCGAAATGGCTGAAAAAAGAGCTATGTCAAGAGCGGTGCTTAAAATGACTGGTTTATATGAGTTAGGAGTATTTGGCGAAGACGAAAGCGAAGAATTTAAACGTAAATAATTAAATAAATAAAAATGGAAACAAAAGAAGTTGTAAATGAATTAGAAAATATTATTGAAAAAATTAGAGAAAGGACTAGATATAATGATTGGGCTTCTAGTTCGTTTTTGTGGGAACGAGTAGATGAAATGAAAAAAGTAATTAATCAATTAAATAATAAATATGAAAAAATACAAAGTAAAAGATTTATCAAAACTAGCAACTAAACAAAAAATGCATGAGTTAAAAGATTATGTAATCCTTATTAAAAAATGGGAAAAAAACGGAGTTGTAAGATGTAAAGTTGAAAGTCCTAATGGCTATGAATATATAGTATACGCTGACAACTTAGAAGAAATTAAAACAAAGTCTAACAAAAAATCAAAGAAATAATGCAAATAGAAGGAAAATTAATTAAGATACTTGAAGCTGAAAGCGGTACTAGTAAAAACGGTAAAGCGTGGATTAAGCAGTCTTGTATAGTACAAACAGATAGCGAATATAATAATCAAGTATGCATATCTGCTTTTGGCGAAGATAAAGTAGAAAATTTAAATAAATTAAAAGAAGGTCAAGATGTACAAATTTGGTGCAACGTATACTCAAGAGAATACAATGGTAAATATTATAATCAAATTGACGGTTGGAGGTTTTCTAAAAGCGGCTCAGATTTTAAACCTCAAGATATGATTACTTCTGATAACGATATGCCTTTTTAAAATGACAAGTAAATATAATTTTAGAGCTATTTGTGATTTAACAGAAAATGTTTTAAATCTTGAGAAAGGTCAATTAAAACATAAAAGCAGAAAAAGACCATTACAAATAGCTAGGCAAGTTGCAGCTATGATAGCAAGAAACGAAGAAGACATACATCAAAAAATAATAGGCTCGATTTTAAATAGAGATAGGTCGTTAATTTATTATTATGAACATAAACACGAGGGTAACTATAAGTATTGTTCTTTATATAGAGACGCTTATAATAAAGTTTATAAAGCATATAAAGACATAGAAGGCTCAAAAGATGTTTTTATAAAAGGTAGTCATATAAAAAACTATTTATTAAAAAAAGGTATTAAAGAAGCTCCGTTAAATTTAGATGATGTTATTATAGCAGTTTATAGTGGCGAAGCATCTACATTAATAAAAGTTACTTATTTAGATTTTGCAAATCAATTAGAAAATATTAAGTTAGCACTAAAAAATTATCATTATAAAATAGAAATAATGTAATGAATAAACCTAACTATTACGCAATACTTCCGTCAACAATAAGATATGACGAAAATCTTAAACCAAATGTTAAGTTGTTATATGCAGAAATTACTGCTTTATGTAATATGAACGGAGAATGTTTTGCTAGTAATAGATATTTTGCAGAGCTTTATGGTAAAAGTAAAGGAACAATTTCTGGTTGGGTTAGTGATTTAGTAAAAGCTGGTTACGTTAAAATTGAATATACTTATAAAAAGGGTAGCCGACAAATCGAACATAGGTATATTAAAATTATCGCAGGGGCTATACCAGAAAAATTGAATGACCTATACGATAAAAGTTTAAAGAGTAATAATACAAGTATTAATAATAAACTTACAGTTAGTAATAAAAAGCGCTTTAAAAAACCAACTTTAGAAGAAGTTAATCTTTATTGTAAAGAACGTAATAATAATGTTAGCGCAGAAACTTTTATAAATTTTTATGAATCTAAAGACTGGTATGTAGGAAAAAATAAAATGAAGTCTTGGAAGGCTGCCGTAAGAAACTGGGAGTCTCGAGATAAAAGTAAGCAAACTATGAGTAAAATTGATAAACAATTAAACCAATACTTAGACGGAAAAAAATATTTATGAAAACACTAAAACAAGAAGACTTAAAAGAATTAACAGAAAAAGTATACGAGCTTTTACATAAAACTGCAATAGAGATAGGTCAAAACCCAGACGGTAAAACAATAGCAGCTTTAAGCAAAATATTTGCAAATGATTTACAAAAGGAAAACAGATTTAAAAATTTGACTTTTAATCAAATAGTAGATGCCTTTAGTTTAGGGGTTAGATTTGGTAAAGACGAACCATTTTTAAATATAAGAACTTTTTATAAGTGGACTTACGAACACAAAAAAACAATAGACAATGCTTATTATCAAGTACATACTTTGGGTCAGTCAAAAGAAAAAACACTTTATTATCAAGAACCAATAAAATTAATTAAATGAAAAAACTAATAACTAAAATTAAAAAATTAATAACTAAAATGAGAAAAATAATTATAAAAAAAGACGAAGTAAAAACTCAATCAGACGCAATACTCTGGCATCTAAAAACTTACGGAGCTATAACAAGTTACGAAGCAATTAGAGAATACGGAGCTACAAGACTATCTGCAATTATTTTTAATCATAGAAAAGATGGATATATTATAGATAGCGTACCTTTAACAAAAAAAACTAGATTTGGTCGAAACACAACAATATCAAAATACGTTTATGTTAAACCAATTACTTTAAATGAACAACTAGGAATGTTTTGTGAAATCGATAAGTAAATTAAAAAAAGAATTAGACAAATGGTTTAGTTTGTTTATAAGATTAAGAAATGCAACTGAGTACGGTCTAGCTCAATGTTTTACTTGCGGTAAAGTAGACCACTATAAAAAATTACAATGCGGACACTTTCAGAGCCGTAAACATATCAGCACAAGATTTGACGAAAAAAATTGTCAAGTCCAATGCGTAGCTTGCAATATGTTCAGATTTGGCGAGCAGTATCGCTTTGGCTTAAATCTTGATAGTAAGTACGGAGACGGAACGGCTGAAGAATTAGAGGTCGTTTCGAGGTTTATTATAAAAATGAGTAAACCAGATTATGAAGAAAAAATAACTTATTACAAATCACTTGTTAAAAACTTAAAAAAAGAGAAAGGAATAGAATAAGTTATTTTGTATATAATTGTCGTATGTCAGAAGTTATATACGCAAGTAGCGAACATAAACAAACGGTTGAGTTATACATCAACACTTGTAAGCAATTTGCAAAAGATGTTTCTACAAAATCTAAATACAATAACTTTGAAGACGTTATTAAAACAATCAAAGAGTATCATAACGGTTATGGAAAAGGAGTAAAAGAAAATAATTACTATGACTGGTTAATGATAATACCTATAAATTTATCAGTAGCTACAAATAGTTTTTTTGCTGGTTTAGAATCTAAAAATAACAGGGCAACTATAAGGGCTTACAAAGTTGTTTTAGAACAATTATTAATAGAAACCGTAGATAAAATTGAATTACTAGAACCAGAAAATGAATAAGATTTATACAGAAATAGCAAAGCTAACAGATAAATTTAGAAAAATGGCTTTTGGTATTTGTAAAGATGAAAACAAAATTAATAATGCGGTACAAGAGTTGATGTTATATCTACTTCAAGCAAACCCTTCTGTAATTAAAAATATATATGATAAAGATGGAATAGAAGGTATAACAAGATATGGGGCGGTTGCTCTAAAAAGAGCGCTTACAAGCACAAGGTCTAATTTTTATTATAAATATGAAAAATATTATACGAATATTGATAACTTTAATTATATTTATAGCTCAACTCATGATAATAATTACAACTTTAAATCTCATGCTAACCATAATGTTTTACATAATATTGCAGAGGTTGAAAATACGTACGATAACGAAAAGGAAAAGAAAATTATTTTAATGGAAACCGAGCTAGATAAATTTCATTGGTACGATAAAGAAATATTTAAACTTTATTATTATGAGGGGAACACGCTAGACTCACTTGCAAAAAAAACAAAAATAAGTAGAAATAGTCTATTTACAACAATAGATAAAGTAAGAACAGAATTAAAGACAAAATGTAATGAAGTTTTACAATGCGAAAATAAAGAATAGCTTTCAAATGCAATTTGGTTTTCAGAGTCCAAACTGGAATAGATGTAGCGTAAATAGCTTAGACTTACAAGATAAAACAAAAAAGAAAAAAAAGAAATGAAATTTTTTGTAGCTAACGAAGTATATAAAGAGCGTATGTCTATATGCAAGTCTTGTGAACACTATTTAAGTTTATTAGGGAATTGCGGAATTTGTAAATGTTTTATGAAAGTAAAATCTCGCATAGCCCCTATGGAATGTCCAAAAGGTAAATGGCTTAAAACAACTGAAGTAAAAGAACCAAAAGAAATACCCCAAGATATTATAGAAGAGGTTTTAGATTTGTTTCCTAAAATAAAAAATGGTCGAGCTAAAACTCAAGAAGATAAAAGAAAATTAATAACTTTATATAATACTATTTATAATACTAATTACAATACCAATACAAGTTGCGGAAGTTGCTTAAGTACTTGTTTTGACGGTATAAAAAAATTATATAAAAAAAATAAAAAAAATGACTGAAAAAATACCAAGCTATTATATAGGAACTAAACACAAAATAGAAGCAAGAAAAGTAGTTGAAGACTTTCAAGGAGATAATTATAATTTAGGAACGGCTATAACATATTTATTAAGAGCTGGAAAAAAAGAGGGTAATTCAATAGAGCAAGATATTAGAAAGGCAATTAATCATTTACATTTTGAGCTAGACAGGCTGCATAAAGAAACTAAAACAAGAACTGGAGCTTTATCAAGATGAAATATAAATGTGAATGCGGAGACTATGAAAAAGAGATTAATAAAATTTCTATTGTTTATCGTCAGGGTAACTGGGTTACAAAAGGTTCAGAATGTCCTTGCGGTAAATATATGGATAGTGAACCAGAAGAAGGTATGCCAACTATAAAAAGAACTGAACCGTCTTTAAGCAAAAAGGGAGATTATCTTTGGGACTCTGCTAAAGAAAAGCTAGTAGGCGAAAGAGGTGTAAATGAAGACTTTGCATAATGAATTTTGTAATACACACAAGTCAAGATAAACAGACGTTATATAATTATTTAAAAGAGTTGGATAGCGGATATATAGTTAAAGTAAGTAAACAAAGAAACAACCGAAGCAATATGCAAAACAATTACTACTGGGCTTGTATTGTACAACCGTTAGCAAACGAGCTAGGATATTTTCCAGACGAAATGCACGATACACTAAAAGTAAAGTTTGCTAGTCTTTGGGAAAGTATAGAAGTAAACGATAAACAAATAGGTTTACAAAAAGTAAAAAGTACGGCAAAAATGAACAGTAAAGAATTTGAGATATATGCAGACCAAATAAGGATTTGGGCGCTAACAGAATTAAATATCAAGTTAATGTTACCAAACGAATACGAATAAAATCTATTATATATAAAGACTTGATTAATCAAATTATTTCAAAATGAGTACACACGGAGGAAAAAGAATAGGAGCTGGACGTAAGCCAAAAGCTGAAGAACAAAAGTTAATAGAAAAATTAACACCCTTAAACGACTTAGCTTTAGAGTCATTAAAAAAAGGGTTAGAGAAAAAAGAACAATGGGCGGTCAAGTTATACTTTGAATATTTTTACGGAAGACCTCAACAAAGAGTAGATGTAACTAGCAACGAAGAAACTTTAAATATGCCGCTAATAACATTTATAGATTCTGAAACTGAGTAAAAAATATAATCCGCTATTTGATTCAGAAGCTAGATACTTTATAATAACTGGAGGTCGAGGGTCTGGTAAATCTTTTGCTGCAACTGTATTTTTGACTCTACTTACTATGACCGCAGGAATACGAGTATTGTTTACTAGGTTTACTATGGTATCTGCGCACCTATCTATAATACCAGAATTTTTAGAAAAAATAACTTTATTAGGATATGACAATATATTTAGTATAAACAAAGCCGAAGTAATAAATACAAAAAACAATAGCGATATACTATTTAGGGGTATTAAAACTAGCGCTGGTAACCAGACCGCAAGTTTAAAATCCTTACAAGGTATAAGTTGTTGGGTGCTTGACGAAGCAGAAGAATTAATAGACGAAGACATTTTTGATACAATAGATTTAAGTATAAGAGAAAAGGGAGTACAAAACAGAATTATACTAATATTAAATCCTGTTACAAAAGAACATTGGATATATAAAAGGTTTTTTGAAGACAAAGGAGTACAAGCTGGTTTTAATGGCGTTAGAGACAATATATGCTATATTCATAGTACATACCTTGACAACAAAGATAATCTGTCTAAGAGCTTCTTAGAGCGTGTAGAAGCTATAAAGCACAGGAACTTTAAAAAGTATAAACATAAAATACTTGGTGGCTGGTTAGACAAAGCAGAGGGGGTTGTATTTGAGAATTGGTCAATAGGAGAATTTAATCCAGACGGACTACAAACTAGTTGCGGTATGGACTTTGGATTTAGTGTTGACCCAGATAGCTTAGTAGAAGTAGCAATAGATAAAAAGAAAAAAATAATATATTTAAAAGAACACTTATATAAAAACGGATTAAAGTCTCATCAACTGGCAGAACTTATATTAGAGAAAGTAGGAAATAAATTAATTATAGGCGATAGCGCAGAGCCAAGACTAATAGAAGACTTAAGACATTTAGGGGTAAATATAAAACCAGTAAAAAAAGGGACTATTGAAAGCGGTATAACCAGAATGTTAGATTATGATATAGTTATAACAAAAGAGTGTATAAATTTAGCTAAAGAATTTAATAACTATATATATGCTGATAAGGGTTCTAAGTTATTTGTTGACGCTTACAATCACGGAATAGATGCAGTTAGATATAATATAATTTATCATTTAGACAATCCGAATTTAGGTAAATATTATGTACAATAAAAGGGAAGCCCCGCACGTTCAAGCTCCCCTTTTCAAATTAATTTACTAACTAAAACGCGGCAAATATAATACTTTAAACTAAATATCAACAATTTCTATTATATAATATATGAAAGTAAAAATAAAAAAAGGTAAAAAAACAAAAACATACAATGTTGTTGAAAGCTGGGAAGAGGTGACACTTGAAAAATTCATGCAACTAAATATGAGTGAAATTGACACACAGTCAAAAGAAGCATTAGAAGTTATCGCAGTATTATCAGATTTACCAAAAAATATAATTAAAAAATTATCATTACGAGACGTAACAAATCTATTTGAAAGATTAGGAAAAATAGACATACAAGACGTTTTGAAGCATACAGTAATAATTGACAATGTAGAATATGGAATGCACCCAGATTTATCAGAAATAACTCTTGGTGAATATGCAGATTTAGAAACATTCATGGGTAATGATTTGCAAAAAAATTTACCAGAAATAATGGCAATACTATTTAGACCAATAACGGAAAAGGACGGTGATGTATATACAATAGAAGCCTATGATGGTAATATAAAGATACGAGCCGAAAAAATGAAGAAAATGTCAGCAGAGCAAGTACAACAAGTACTGGTTTTTTTTTGGACTTTCGTAAGGATATTTATAATGATTTTGCCGTTGTCTTTGGTGGAGGGGCAAAAGTTGAAGATGATGGAAAATTACCTGAGACCTTTGCAAAAAAGTGGGGATGGTTTGGCGTAATGCATAGATTGTGTAATCAAGATATAAGTAAATTGGAGACAATTACTAAATTAAATTTATTAGAATGTTTAACATGGCTAACATACGAAACAGATTTAAATCAACAAAACAAAGTAAATTATGGTAGAAAACAAGTCGTATAATAATGTAACAAATTTTTTATGTAGATTGGGTGAATATCACGAACAAATACATAGCGTATCTGTTGGTGATATATTTCAGATAAATTTACAAAAGATGCAAAAGCTGCCATTAATGCATATAAACCCTACAAACGTAACAACTGGCGATAGTTCTTTAACATATAATTTTCAAATATTTATTTGTGATTTAGCAGATAATGATATGGCTAGTCAGACAAAGCAGCAAAGTGAATTGACAAAATTAATTAATCAAAAAAATAACGAACAAGAAATTTGGAATCAAACATTAGATATTGCTACTGATATTATTGGCATGTTAAGACATAGCTCAAGACAATCAATAGCAGGTACAAACGATATTAATTTTCCAAAATATTTTACAACTGGTCAATTTACAATAGAACCCTTTCAAGAAAGATTTGATAATTTATTATGCGGTTGGTCGTTTAGTGTCGGTATACAAGTTATAGATGATTTCCAAACTTGTAATATACCAGTAACAGATTTAGGCGCAGGGTACTAATGAAATTTAAAATAGGAAAATATAAAATAACAATAGGATTTTTTAAGATAACAATACATATATGAACTACGACGATTTATTAGAAAAATTAGAAGCTATTAGTATAAATTTAGAATCATATACTGATTATCCAGAATCAGCTACTAATAATGCTAAAAGAGCAATAAAGTATAAAAAAGAAAACGGAAGCTCGTGCGGAACTAAGGTTGGCTGGACTCGCGCTAATCAACTCGCAAACAGAAAGCCTATTAGCAGAGATACAATTGCGCGTATGGCTTCATTTAAAAGACACGAACAAAACTCAGATGTACCATACGACGAAGGTTGCGGCGGCATTATGTACGACGCTTGGGGTGGAAAAAGCGGTGTTAACTGGGCAATAAATAAATTAAAACAAATAGATAATAAAAACAAAAAATAATTATGGCAGATTTAGTAACAACGATTAGCGAAAGTGTAACACTCAACGGTGCGTTACGTGGCTCTACAAATACTGTAACAACAACAGGAATTACAGATGTTATGGAACGTATATTGACTTGCGCACACTCAAACACAACAACAATAGCGGTATTTAATTCAACACCACACGGAGCGGCAGGTGCATTAGATGTTGAAAACTGTAAGTATTTACGAATAACAAATTTAAGTACAGACCAAGACATAAAACTAGCAATAGTAACAACAAACACTAATTATCAGGTAACAGTACGCGCAGGGGGTTCGCATGTTTTATTTCAAGCAGAAGACCTAGCAATTGGTGAAACAGATACAACTCCTGCTTTTGGTACTTTAGAAGATGTTGTAACCGTACAGGTAAGACCATCAGCATCAACTGATGTACAGGTAGAATTATTTGCAGGGCTAGTATAATGGAAGAAGAAGAATACATACTTGAATTACAGACTTATTTTCAAGAATTTGCAGACAAAGTAGTTAACCAAACAAAAGAGGCACTATATAATGCAAAAGGAGATAGCACAAGATTAGGTGATAGTATAAGGTCAGAGGTTGTGTATAATGAAGCAGAGGGAAAAATGTCAATTATGTTTTATATGCTAAACTATGGGGCATACGTAAATCAAGGTGTATCAGGTAATGAAGCGGCGGCAAATCAAACATATACAAATTGGAGGGGTGAAGTAGTTAGTTCTGATTTTGCATATTCTGATAAAATGCCACCTGTTGCAGTAATAGAAGAATGGGTTAAGAAAAAAGGAATAAAAGGTAAAAAGTCTTTAAAGAAATATAGAAAAAATAAAAACAGTACAATAAAGGGTGCGGGTCAGTTTATAACAAGCAAGTCATTGGCTTTTGCAATATCTAAGTCAATACAAAAGAAGGGAATAAAAAGCACAAGTTTTTTTACAAAACCTTTTGGTAGTTTGTATTCAGAATTAAAAGAAGGCATTGCACCAATATTAAAAAACAAAATACAAGATATGTATTTTACAACATTTACAAAATTTTAGAATATGGCAAATTCAATTATAGAACAACAACCTGCAAGAACAGTATTACCTGTTGGACAAGATGTGATATTTGTAGTTTCAAATGATGATGCAGTAGGGTTTCAAACAAGGGTTAAATTTGTTGCAGAGGTTCATATAAAAAATGGTGCAATATCATTAAGTAATACTTCATCAAGAATAGGTGTTTTTAAAACAACGCCAAATAATGCAGGGGTGGGTATTTTTAATTTTAGAAATATTGTAGAAAACTATGTTAATGCACAACATATAGCAGGTTTTAAAAGCACATACAAAGGCGTGTCTTCTGATGGTAAAAACCACCCTATTCATTTAATAGACAAATTAAGTTTGCAGGATGATATATTACGATATTTTGCAGTACAATTTAAAGTTGAATATTTGGGTGCTGATGTAACTAAACCAAATGAGGTTAATATTGCAGATGGAACTGCGGCAAATAGTGTGCAATTCAAAATAACAAACGCATATTTAAAACACACAGATGTATTAACATTTTCAACAGACCCTAATAATCCTAATGGTTTTGGTTATGATATAACTAAATTTAAGCCAAGTGATACATCTAAGCAATTTTTAACTAATTTACCGACTACATTATATGCAAACATAAATGACTATGGAACAGTAGGTATTTTACAAACTGAAAACGATATATGGGATAATGCACGTAAAGTTAAATTTACTTATTACGAACCAGACGGAACTACTACAACAGAAACATATAGTAAAGGCGCAAGTACTGGTGCGTTTTTTGGTTGGTCGACAGATGGTAGAAAACAAATACTTTTATTAGGCATGTACCCTGCTAATTTAAGAAATTGGTCTAGCACGTTTCCTGCAAGTACAATAGAAGGCGGTTATTACACAGTACAATTATTAGACAATAGCAATACACCAACATCTAAATTATATACAATAAATGTAAATTGTCCAGATGAAAAGCAATTTGAAAGCATTAGATTATGTTGGTTAAATCAATGGGGTGTTTGGGATTATTATACATTCAATAAAAAATCAACCACAAAAATAAATAGTCAAGAAACAACATACCAACAACTAGAAGGTACATGGAACGAAAGGGTTTATAGCATAGGTGGTTTTAGAGGTGGCAAAAAAACATTTAGAAGAAACAGTACAGAAAGTATAGCTATTAATACAGATTTTGTAACAGAAGACTACAATACAGTATTTCAAGAATTAATAAATAGTCCAGAAGTTTTTATGTTAAAAGGGTTTCAAACAGATGTTGCAGATAGCGTTTTAAATCAATACGTTATACCCGTAAGATTAACAACAAAAGACTTTACAACAAAAACTATTAGTAATGATAAATTAATACAATATAGCTTTAATATAGAAAAAAGTTTAACATTAAGAACACAAAGCGTGTAATGTCAGTACAGTTAATTATATATCCACAATTTTTTGATGGTGAAACACCATTAAATAACTACCAATTAGAGTATGTTATAGATGGTGTGTCATTTTTAACAGTTAATAGTTCACCTTCATATACTGCCACACAATCAAATGCTATATTAGATGCCTTAACAAATGCACCACCATTAATAGCAAATCAATGGTACAGATTTAGAAGTTCAGATGCAGGTACACCGTCATTTCCTGAAAATTCTAGCAATAAGCTAAAACTATATAAAACAAGTACACAAACAAAATGCGGTGTTTACCAGAGATTAACTAATTTGAATGTAGGGCAAGATTATACGTTTGAAGCAACTATAACAACAGGGACATCAGATTTATTATTTTTAAGTGTTTATGATGGAACATCAGTTGTAACACAACCACTCTTTTCATCAGCAGCAGGTACAGTAACAACAACTTTTTCAGCTTCAGCCACAGATAATACAATAGTTTTAACATATACAAATACAGTAACGACTAGCGGTCATATTCTAATTAGTAATATAATGGTGCAACCTAGTGTGTCACAAACCGCAAATTTAAGTGGTGGACAGGTTACGGTAGATTTATATGAAAACGAAGATATTCCTTTAACATTAAGCGTTGATGATTTTAAAAATGTAGCGGAGAAAGTACAGTCATATAGTAAGGCTTTTGATTTACCTGCAACTAAAAGAAATAATAAAATATTTGATAATATATTTGATATAACAAGAACAGATACAGGGATAGTATTTAATCCATATATAAAAACAAAATGTGAACTAAAACAAGATGGTTTTATTTTATTTGAAGGCTATTTACGATTAATAGATATAACAGACAAATTAGGCGAAATAAGCTACAATGTAAATTTATATAGTGAAGTAATTGCATTGGCAGATTTTTTAAAAGAAAAAACATTTAACCAAATAGATTTTACAGAATTAACACACGCATATAATAAAACAAATATAAAATATAGTTGGAATGATAGCGGTAGTACAGGGATAACATATACAGAGGCAAATACATCAGGCTATAGAGATGACAACGATACGCTTAAATATCCGTTTGTTGATTGGGAACATCAGTTTACAACAGATAGTAATAACAATCCAGAATTACTAACATTAGGTAATGCATTTAGACCTTGGATGCAAATAAAATATTTAATAGAACGTATATTTCAAGATAGTCCTTTTACATTTGAAAGTACATTTTTTAATACAACAGATTTTAAAAAATTGTATATGGACTTTAATTGGGGTGGTGAAAAAGAACCCCATAACAATCAAGCAACAGGTACAGGTACAAATCAAAGCACCACAGGTACGGCGGCAGGATTAAATACATATAGTAAATTAATATTTGATGAAGAAACCTTTTCAGATGATGATTTATTTGGCTACGATAGTGCAAATACAAAATTTGTATCACAATTTGATAATCAATTATTTGTTGTAGATTTTACTTTTGGTGTAACATATACAGGTCTTAGTAGCCCATCTACTGCGCAAACAGTAGGTAATGTTGTTTGGCGAGAATTTGATAGTGGTGGTGGTTTTGTAAATAATTATTCATTACAAAATATAAATACATTTGGTACAGGGGCAACCTCAGCAGGATTGGTTGTTTCAGGTACTTTTGCCGCTACATTGCCACAAGGTAATTATTTAGTTCCAATGTTTACAAGAACAAGTGCGGTGTCTACAATGACACAAACACCTGTCACAGGTGTGCCGAATGGTCTTTCAGATACAGTTATAACAGTAGGTAATGTAATAATAAATAATTCTACATTTGCGGATAACTTACGAGGGGAATTAAAACAATGGGAGTTTTTAAAAGGTATAATGACAATGTTTAATTTAATTTCAATACCAGACAAAGACAATCCTAATAATATATTAATAGAACCTTATGGTGATGTATTTATAAATAATACTTCAGGTGGTAGCGTTTCTGATTTAACACTTAAAGACAGAGGCATACAACATGATTGGACAGACAAAGTAGATGTTAGTGAAATAAAAATGTCGCCATTGACTGATTTAAATAAAATTACAAAATTTTTATTTACAGAGGATGAGGACGATTATACATATATGCAGTATAAAAGAGCCACAACAGGATTTATGTACGGAAGTAAAATATTTGATGCTAGTGGTTTTACAGTATTGGATGGTGAAAAAGAAATAAAAGCAGACCCTTTTGCAGCTACTGTTGTTAAACCATTAATGCCTGAATATAGTGATTTTATTATCCCTTCAATATATTCTTATAATGCAGATGATGGCACTAGTAGTGGTTTTGATAATAGCCCTAGAATATGTTATAATGTAGGCAAAAAAACATTAACAAGTTGTACTTATTCTATACCAGCACAAAACTTTGTAAGCGGTAATGCGGCAGAAGATGAGTTTTTACAATTTGCGCACTTATCTACTATTACAACAACAAACAATACATTAGATTTTCATTTTGGTGAATGTCAGTTGTTTACAGGCGTGGGAAATACAGTTACAAAAAATCTATTTAATTTATATTGGCTGCCTTATTACAATGAGTTATATAATTCAGATACAAGAACAATGATTTTAAAAGTGGATTTAACACCTAGTGATATTGCGTTGTTTAAATTGTACGACACAGTATTCATTAAAAATAGAGAATTTAGAGTAAATAAAATAGATTACAAACCAAGTGATTTATCAACAGTAGAATTTATATTAATACCATAATGTCAGAAATACCATACATAAAAGATTTTGAAATAAAACCGAATGCAATAAGTGCTGACGGCATAGTTACATTTACAGATGGAACTAATAATGTAACACCTAACCAATTACAATGTGAAAGGTATGGTTATACATACGATAATACAACTCGCACTTGTAGAGCATTTTTATATAAAAGAGAAATAAATGTTGTAAATCAATTTGCAAGTAATAATGTGCAAGGTGATGACAACACAGTAGACAATGGTTCTAATAACACTTATGTTATGGGTGAAAAAAACCAAATACAAACAGGTAGCAGAAATAACATAGTTGTAGGAACTAATAATGTAATGAATGCCAAAATAAAAAATAGCGCAATGTTTGGTATTGCAGGAAATGGTGTTATAGATGGTGCTATGATTTTTGGCGGTAATTCATTAACAGACAGATTAGGCACTAGACAAACAATAACATTAATGTATGGTTGTCAAACGACTAACAATACGACTACTGATAGTTTTGTAAATAATACAGAATTAAAATATTTTCAACCAGAGAACAATAGGGTTTATTATTTTCAATCAGAAACATTAGCAGTTCGAGTTGGTGGTTCTAGTGGTTCTGGTTCAGTTGGAGATTTTAAAGCATGGGTAGAACGTGGTGTTGTAGTTGCTGATGGTACAGGAAATTTAAGTATAGATAGAAGTAGAACAAGTCCTGCAAGTAGTGGTTCGGTTAGTGGTTGGTCGCCAATTAATGCAGTTAGCGCACCAAATTTTAGACAAACAGTAAAGGGGGCTACTGATATGACAATAGAATGGGTTAGCACAATAAGATTTATGCAAATATGGACAGGAGTTACAATTCCTTAAAATAAAAAATTATGGCAGAAGAAATATTAGAATTAAAAATTGATGCAGATGTATCTGGAGCGAAACAAGAGGTTTCAGAATTAAAAGATGAATTAAAAGCAACTAAAGAAGAGGTAAAAGAATTAAATGCCAGTAATAAAGCACTAAACGAAAGCAACGAAAGTTTAGCAAAAAGTGTATTAGATATTGCACAGAATTATACAGGCATGGGCGGTCAAATAAGGCGTGTACGTGGTCTTATTGGTAAATTAATACCTACATTTAAAAATCTCTTTAAAACAATAAAATTAGGTGTTGCGTCTACTGGAATAGGTGTTTTAGTGATAGCTTTAGGTTCTATTGTAACGGCTATGGCTAGCACCACAAAAGGCGGTAAGGCGGTAAAAGCTATAATGAATGGTATTGGTGAGGTTGTAAACTTTTTAATCAAACCATTGCAAATAGCAGGTGACGCTCTTTTAGGGTTGTTCGGCGTAGATGATGCTCCTGCGGTAGATGTAGTTGCAGACATGAAAAGTGAAATAGAAAGTTTAAATCAGGCTTTAGGAGATATACAATTACAAAGAATTAAAAACAAACAAACTAATAGAGAAAATCAAAAAATAGTTGACGACACTACTAAATCAGAAGAAGAAAGATTAGCAGCATTAAAAGAAAATTATGAATTAAATAAAAAATTAAATGCAGAGGAACTGGCAAATGTAAAAGTTCAAGTTTGGAAACAAGGAGAGGTTGCAAGATTGGCAAAAAGTGCTTACGATTGGCACGTACAACAAGGGGCATCACAAGAAACGCTAAATGCTTTAAAACAAGCACAAATTACAGAAGAAAATACCTTGCTGAATTTAAGAAAACAAATGGCAAATTTAACAGATGCTCAGTTTATAGAAGAAACAAACTATGAGAATGCAATAACTCAAGTAAAGTCTTTTAATATAGATAATGAAAAAGACAAAGAGTTAGAATTAGCAGCTATTAGAAAAAAAGCACGTGAAGATAGAATAGCAGGTGAAAAGAAAGTTAATGATATTATTAATAAATTAACAGAAGAATTAGCAATTAGTGCATTAAAAACTGATGAAGAAAAGGAGTTGAAAAAACTAGAATTTCAAAATAAAAAAGCAATAGAAGATATTGAAAATTCAAAGGCTGACAAAAAAACAAAAGATGCAGCTTTATTATTATTGGATGAACAGTATAAAGAAAAACAGGCTGAAATAGTTAAAAAATATGATGACGAAGAACAAGAAAAAAGAGATGCAGAGTCAGAACAACTTGAAAAAATAAGAAACGAAAATTTAATTGCTTTAGAGGAAGATGAAAACGAACAGGCTAGAATGAAGCTTGCTATACAAAAAGCCGCAGACATAAAAGCAATAGAAGACTTGGAAAACAGAAAGGAATTGGAGTTGGAAATTGACGAAAAATATAAAAGACTCGAAGCAGAAATAGACAAGAAAGCAAAAAAAGAACAAGAAGAAAGAGATAAGGAGGCACATGATGCTAAAATGGGTATGGCTATGGATGGTATGAATTTAATACAAGAAATAGCAAATTTTGAAGCAGACCAAGCCGTTGCAAAAGATGAAGAAATAGAAAGGTCACAAACAAGAGGTGCTAAAATAGCAAAAGCAGTTGCATTAGCACAAGCGGCAATATCAGGTACAGAAGGTGTTATAAATACTTTTAAAAGCGCAGCAGACAGTCCTTTGGCGAGTGTAATACCCGGCTATCAATTTATACAAGCAGGATTAGCAGCAGGTTTTGCCGCACAAAATATTAGAAAAATAGCGGCAGGTGAACCACCAAGTGATACAGGCGGAACGTCTGGCGTAGATACAACACCAGCACCAGCTATGATGGGAGGGGCATTTACATTAGGTGAAGCGGCAGCTCCAGAACCAGTCCGTGCTTTTGTTGTGACTGACGAAATGACCTCGAGTCAAGCACAATTAGCAAATATTAGGCGAAGAGCCACAATTTAAAAATCAAATATATTAACTTAAAATCTATTTAATAATATGCCTTGTAAAAAATGTAAAGACGGAAAATATAAGCACGGAGAAACTGGAGAATGTAAATACGATTCTAAAGCAGAGTGCGAAGAAGCTAATAAAGACTATTACGAGAATCTAAAAACAACTCGTATAGTAGAATTAATTATTCAAGATGATTCAGAAGAACTTGCTATTGACGCTATTTCTCTAGTAAACAGTCCAGCAATAGAACAAGATTTTGTTTATTTTGGAAAAGAAAAAAATAATCTTACTTTTGCTAAAGTCGACGAAGAAAAAAGGATGTTGGTTAGTCCAGCGCTTATTCCTAACAAGCAAATTTTCAGATACGACCCCAATACGGATAGTGAGTACTACGTATATTTTAGCCCTGAGACTGTCAGAAAAGCTAGTGAGTTGTACTTAAAACATAACAACCACCATAAAGCTACATACGAACACCAAGACCGTGTAAGCGGCGTTTTAACGGTTGAATCTTGGGTAAAAGAAGGTGATATGGATAAGTCTAAATTATATGGTTACGACCTACCAAACGGGACGTGGTTTGTAAAAATGAAAATAACTAATGACGACCTTTGGTCTAAGATTAAGGACGGAGAATTAAAGGGGTTAAGTATTGAGGGTTATTTTGCTGACCGTTTCGAGGCTATGCAGCATAAAAAACATTCAGACGAAGAAGTATTAAAAGCTTTATTAGAAATTATAAATAAAAAGTAATATGAGCAAAAAAGAAAAAATACTAGCAAAATTAAGTGAACAAAGAAAAGGACTTAAAAAAGTAAACTTATCTATTATGAGCGATTTAAAGGCTGCTCTTGAAAATATGAGGTCTTACGATATAGAGTATGATTATGACAAAGCCTTTACAGAGTACGAATATGCTTTAAATTTAATGGAACAAGCAAGACAAGCGGCAAATGCTTATGTAGAGTCTTACTCAAAATTTGAAGAAAATGTATACGAACATTGGGACGCGTATACTGAAGCTAGCACTAAATTTGGAGAATTAGAGTTGCAATTAGATTATTTAGGAATAGAACCAAGTAGCGAAGTTGAGTCTTATAGAGACGAAATAGTAGAAGGTGAAAGACAAGGGCAAGAAGCTTTTGGCAGAACTCAAAGCGATTTTGGTAAACATAACGATTTAGTAGATATAAGCGATTTTAACTAAAAAATAAAAACAATGACTAATAAAAGTAAATTCTTTGCAGAATTAAAAAACGAAAACAATAAGAAAAAATTTAACGTAGAAAAAAAAGACTTATCTAAAGTGCAAAAAATATCTTTGGGTTTAATTGATAATTTTGCTTACGGAGATGTACAATCTTTAGGAGACGAGATGCGTAGGTTAGCATATTCTACTGAAGAATGGTACGACGAAAATTTTGATAAATTTATAGAAGCTAGAGGTATGTTAAGAGATGTGTATTTTAATAATAGTGAAGCGTTTATTACAGAAGCAGACGTAGCTGGAGATAGAGAAATATTAGACACTTTAAAATCAACGGCTGACGAAATAGGAGTACCAGTAGAAGACCTTTACCCAGATTATGAAAGACACTTAAGTATATTGGACGACTTAGACTATTACGAACAAAGATTTGATGAGCAAAAAAGAGAATTAGAACAATACGGATTTTAAAAATCAAATAAACTTAATATAAATCTATTTAATAAAAAAAGAACCTATGGACATCAAAGAACAAATCATTAAAGCTCTAGGATTAAGCAAAGCCTTAAAATTAGAGTGGCAAGCAAAGTCTGAGGATGGTACTATATTTGTTTCAACGGCTGAAGAACTAGCTACTGGAGTAGATATTTCTGTATTAACTGAAGACGGAACGACTATTCCTTTACCAATCGGTACTTATAAAACGGCTGAAGGCGTTACTTTTCGAGTAGAAGAAGAGGGCGTTGTAGCTGAAGTTATGGAGACTGAAACTGAAGAAGTAGTTACAGAAGAAGCTATGGAAGAAGAAAGTCCGGCTGAAAAAGCTGACTGGGCTAAATCTTACGAAGAGCTAAAAGACAAAGTAGAAAACTTAGAAGACGCTATCGCTGATATTAAAGCTAAAATTGGCGGAGATTCTGAAGAAGTTGAAATGGCTGACGAAGAAGCAACTGAAGAGGTTGTAACTGAAGTAGTAGAAACAGTAGAAGAAGCGGTTGAAGAAATAGCGGCTGCTATTGACGACGCTACTCCAGCAGAGGTAACTCCAGAATTAGCAGCTAAAGCGGCTGAGGTTGCAGTAGAAGTAATGCAAGAAAAAGCTGAAGAAGTAGCTGAAGACGCAGAATCTACTGATATGAAGAAGAAAAAAGATAAAATGAAGGATAAAAAGAAAAAAAGAGAATATAGCAAAATGTCTCGTTTAGAAAAACAAAACAAAGAGCTAAGAGAAAAGCTAAGAACTAAACCGGCTGATAGCCCTCTAAGCGTAAATAAATTTTCTAATTCTAGACCTTCTTTATCAAGAAAAGAATACAATAAACTATCAAGAAGAGAGAAATTTCTTTACGATTTAAATAAATAAATAATAACAATTAAAAACAAAAAATTATGGCATTTAATGTAACGAGTAATTTTGAGGGAAAAGCGGCTGGATTCTATATAAGTGCGGCACTTAACCAAGCAAAATCACTAGACTATTTAACAATGATTGAGAATGTTAAATTCAAATCTAACATTCAAACTATGGCTGGTTCAAATGTAGTTAGAGACGCTACTTGCGACTTTACAGACCACGGAACTCTTGCTTTGACTGAAAAGCAGCTTACAGTTGAGAACTTCCAAATAAACCTTGATTTATGTAAAAAAACGCTTTTAAGTAGCTGGGAGGCTTTACAAATGAGAGCTGGAGCTGGAGCGCCACCACCACCATCATTTGAGGACTATGTAATTTCTTACATGGGTGAAATTATAGCTGACGCTATGGAGACTTCTATATGGACTGGTACTAATGGTACTAACGGTCAATTTGAAGGTTTCTTATCTGCGGCTGGACTTTTATTACCAGCTCAAGATGCAACTGTTGTACAATCTTCAGCTTCTGGAGCTTATACGGCTGCAAATATTATAGCTAACTTACAAACTTTAACTGCTGATATGGCTGCTAATATAGCACCTTTATTAACAAAGGAGGACCTTCATATTTATATGAACCCTAAGACTTATGCTTTCTATATTTCAGCAGTATCTACATTAGGATATGTAAACGCTTACAATATGAATGGAGACTATGAGCCAGTTTTTGAAGGCTACAAAATAGCCGTTTGTCCTGCTTTACCAGACAACCAAATGGTTGCGGCTGCTAAGTCAAATCTTTACTTTGGGACAGATTTACTTTCGGATGGGTTAGGAACATCTCCATCAATTAGAATTTTAGATATGGCAAATTTAGATGCCTCAGATAATATGAGGTTGGTTTGCAGATGGGCGGCTGGAATCCAGTCTGGAGTTGGAGCTGATATCGTTAGACAATCGTAATAAATTAATTAAATAAGCGAGGGCGTAAAAACCCTTGCTTTTATAACCTTAAAAATAAAAAAATATGGCTTGTACGGCACTTAGTAAAGGAAGAGGTCTTGACTGCTCTAGAATCGCTGGAGGGGTTAAAAATATTTATTTTTCGGTTTACTCAGACTTTGGTAGCACGGACTGGTCTTACGACGGTTCTAATCCGCAAGAAATAGACGCTATTGACTGGAATAGTAAAAGTATTTACAAGTATGTAATGCCTCTTGGTGTTGCGTCTGTTACAGATACAATTACTGGTTCTACGGAAAATGGTACTATTTTTTATACACCTACGGTAAACATAATGTTAAATAAATTAACTAAAGAAGACCAAAACGAAATTAGACTTTTAGGACAGACTAAAGTAAGAATATTAGTAGAGCTTAATGCAAAATTAGCTTCAGGACATGATGTTATTTTAGCTTGTGGTTTTGAAAACGGAATGGATTTAAACACAGGTACTATGGATAGTGGGGCGGCTTTTGGAGACAGAAACGGTTACACTCTAACCTTCACAGGAATGGAGTCAAGACCAATGGCGTTTTTAGAAGACTATACTACTAGTATTTTTGATAACTCAGGATTTACAAACAAAGGAACACCATTTGTTGTTTCAGTGTAATTTATAAGTAGTTTCATATATTAAAAAGGAGTAACTAATGTTACTCTTTTTTTTTATTTACCAAATAAATTTATACTTTTTCTATTATATAATATGATACAAGCGGTAACAGAAACGGATTTAACTACATATTTACAAACTGAAGACAACAGAATAGATACAAGTGTTAGTTCAGATAAGATTAGATACTTAGTAAAGTTTACCAACGATATGGATAAATCAATACAATACGCTTACTCTAATGTACATTTAGTTTACGACAGGTATACTAAATTTAATTTTACTTATAACGCTACTAAAGATGTATACGAAGGCAAGGTAAATTTTAAACCATCTGGATATTATCAATACGAGGTTTATGAAGTTAGTTGGTCAGGAGCGGTTGCTATAAGCGCAGGTAATGCGCCAGTAAATGAAAATGATGTATTACCAGTAGGACCTACTCACGGAGTCGTACAAGGGCTTGTAACTAAAGGAAAAATGTATGTCGCAGATAAATCTGGAACGGCTCAAGTACAATACAATCAGCATACAGAAACAGAGGGAACAAATTATATATATTACGGAAATTAAAAAATTAAAAAATGGCAATAGAAAACGTACAACAATTATTAACAGAACAATTAGGCAAAAATGGTGGCACAGAGATAGTAACATCTTCAGCAGCAGTAAGCTCTAAAGATTACTATTGCGTGTATTTTCCTGTAAATACCGTAGTTTCAGCAATAACAGTAGCAGATGCAACAGGCGAAAGCGCATTACAAACTACATTACCAGCAGGAACAACTTTATTTATGAATGTAACGGCATTGACGCTGACTAGCGGTATTGCAATATGTTATAATGAAGGCTTAACTACATAATATGTTAGCATTAAAATTAGGACAAAACATTGGCGGTATTGCTAATAGAAATTCATTTAGCAATGTCTATTCTTTGCTATATGATGGTGTTGATGATTATGTTAATTTAAGTGATGCACGTGGCGAAATAGATGTGCAAGTTGGAACATTTTCCGCATGGGTTAAATTAGAAACAACAGGTATAAATGCTCCTGTATTTAAATTTTATGTAAATTCTAATAATCAAATTACTATAATCTATTTACATGCAGCTAATGAACTTAAATATATGTATAAAGGAGCAGGTACAAATACACAAGTACAAGCATCGTCAAGTATTGAAAATGATGGAAATTACCATCACGTAGCAATGACTTGGGATGTTGATAACAATAGAATGAAAGCATATCTCGAT